GGCCCGACTGGCCTCATCTTCGCGATGAAGTCGAAGTACTCGTCACAGGGTGGCGATGAAGCCCTCTTCTACGAGGCGAACACTGCGTTCGCGTCAGCCGGTCTTGGTAGCCCTGCGTCACAGTCGGGCACACTGCCGTCAGGTAACTCGTCCGCGCTGTCGAACAGCACCAACTATACCTACGCAGGTGGCATGTCCACGCTCGTCGGTGAAGGCCTCGGTACATCGGGCAACACCGCGATTCCTGAGATGGCGTTCTCCATCGACAAGGTGACGGTGACTGCGAAGACTCGTAAACTGAAGGCAGAATACACCATCGAAATCGCGCAAGACCTCAAGGCGGTTCATGGTCTGGATGCTGAGACGGAACTGGCGAACATTCTGTCAGCGGAAATCCTCGCGGAAATCAACCGTGAGATCATCCGTACCATCTACTTCGGCGCGGTTGCTGGTGCAAACAACAACGTTGCGACAGCGGGCGTGTTCGACCTCGATACGGACTCAGATGGTCGCTGGATGGTTGAGCGGTTCAAGGGTCTGTTCTTCCAGATCGAGCGCGATGCAAATGCTATCGCGAAGGCCACCCGTCGTGGTAAGGGTAACATCGTGCTCTGCTCGTCAGATGTCGCGAGTGCCCTCGCTGCTGCGGACTTCCTGCACTACGACAGCGCGTATGACGCGAAGTTGTCAGTGGACGACACGGGTTCGACATTCGTCGGTACCTTGCAGGGTCGTTACAAGGTGTACATCGATCCGTACGCACCTGTGAACGACGCCCAGCACTTCGTGGTTGGCTATCGTGGTAACAGCCCGTATGACGCAGGTTTGTTCTACTGCCCGTACGTGCCGCTCCAGATGCTCCGCGCTCAGGACCCGAACAGCTTCCAGCCGAAGATCGGATTCCAGACACGTTACGGCGTGGTTGCGAACCCGTTCAGCAACGCGGATGGCACGTCGGATGGTTCGATTGTTTCGCGGGCGAACCAGTATTATCGTCTTGTGAACGTTCGCAATTTGATGTAGGCGTTTCTTTATCACCAGAAAATAGGGACTCATCGCGAGTCCCTATTTTTTGTGTCTGCTGTATAACAAGAGGTTTTATTTTTTTATGATATTTTGCTCACGCTGTGAAAAGCGACCTATTAGATGTAAAGAATTATGTCAAACATGTTACATGCGTCAATATCGTAATGGTGGAGTTGCACCATCTATACCGCCTAAAAAATATGGTATGGTAGCAACATGTCATCCTGAACGTTCACATCGCGCCAAAGGATTATGTGACAAATGCTATACCGAACAATGGAAGCGTTCAAAAAACATTCAAAAACGTGCAAAATCAATCATCGCATGCGGTCATTCAGAACGCAAACACTACGTGCATGGTATGTGCAAACAATGTTGGTCGTCTTCCTCTCAACGTCGGGCGCAACATGCAGCAAATATGCTTGACCCCGTAAAAAGCACACACATTCGGACACGAAATCGCGCTAACAATTTGAAATCTCGTTACGGCATTACACTTAAAGATTACGACAGAATGATGCAAGAACAAAATGGTTTATGCATTTTATGTAACCGGTCTCCTCAAGGTAAGACAAAACTGGTCGTTGATCATAGTCATGTCACCGAAAAAGTGCGAGGTTTACTTTGCGTTCCGTGCAACCGTGCTTTGGGTTATTTTGAAAATCCTGAATGGCACGCAAAGGCGCACGGTTATCTCACAATAACATAAATACTCTTATGGAACTACCACAAGACTATACGCCGTCACTGCTGCAACAATCGACAAACGGACTGTATGGCAATCACTTTCGATTTACGATAGATCGACTGCCTGATGTGTCATTCTTTATACAGTCTGTGCAATTGCCGTCTGTGTCTTCAGGTATGGTGCTGCAACACAATCCCTTCTCAACCGTGCATCATACTGGTGATCATCTCACCTACAGTACATTTGAAATCAAATATCTGATTGATGCTCGATTCAAAAATTATTTCAGTCTGTACTACTGGATGAAGGGATACGGGTTTCCGCACTCCTTTGAGGAAGTGGTGCAGTTTCGTGCCAAGCAACAGACATTAGTGGGCCCGGCTCGACCGAAACCGATCATGCTGGAAAAAACGCATGCCACGCTACTCGTACTCACACCGGATACGAGTACTACGATTGCCGAAGTACACTACGATGATATCTTTCCATTCGAAATGTCTGCGGTGTCATTTGAAACCACTGATAGCGAACCGCCACTGCTCACAACAACGTGCACGTTTGCCTGCTCAAATTTTGATATTCGCTTGATGGAATAGACAAGATATAGTATCATATCGCAATGACGCTTGATGACTATTTGAATGAATGGCGGGCAGACGCAGATCTAGATCTTTCCGCACTCGATGAAGCCGCACGAAATGTTCCGCTGTTGCATGCCAAATGGTGGAAGTACTACTCACACGAACGCCTGCGCTACCGAAAAATTGATAGTGACTACAAACTCCTTTACCGGCAAAAATGGGAGTACTTTCTTGGCAAGATGGATGATGCGGATCGTGAGCGATTGGGATGGGAACCGTTACCATTAAAAATTCTCTCGCAAAATGTCGCCATCTACATGGAAGGTGACCCCGACATTCAAGATCTTCTCAAAAAGAAAGCGTATTTGGAAGAACTATTGAAGTTCATTGAAGATGTGTTGAAGCAAATTCATCAACGCAATTATCATGTCAAGAACTGTATCGACTTCCTGCGTTTCAAAAACGGCGTGCTCTAACCCTCTAAATAGGCACATGACGCTTGTGCCTATCGATCATGTCTGGATGCGAATTGAATGCGATGAGCATGTAGCGCGTGAGTTGCATGACTATTTCGCATTCGATGTGCAAGCAGCGAAGTTCATGCCGCAGTTTCGCAAACGACATTGGTCGGGTAAAATTCATCTTTTCAAACTTCGCGGCCATCTCATTTATCGTGGGTTACTGGCGCGTGTGCTAGAGTTTGCGGCACAACGACAGTATCCTGTCACGAATCATGTGCCGCATGTACCTGATCATACCATTGCAGATGCTCATGCACGTTTAGAACGTGTGGTGCGAAAGTTGCCGTTGACGGTACGCGATTATCAGATCGCGGCGGTTCGCGCTATGTTAGCAGAAAATCGCGGAATTGTGTTGTCACCGACTGGCAGTGGCAAATCACTTATCATCTATCTCATTACGTGTTTACTGCAACAACGTACGTTGATTATTGTACCCACAACGGGACTTGTGTCACAGATGGCACACGATTTTACAACCTACGGGTTTGATGGTCAACACATTCAAAGTATTCAAGCAGGTCGCGACAAGACAATTACCGCACCGATTGTTGTCTCTACATGGCAATCAATTTACGACATGCCTGCGTCGTACTTCGAACAATTTGGTACCGTGATCGTGGATGAAGTGCATCTTGCGAAAGCAAAATCACTTACCGGTTTGTTGGAGAAATGTGGCACCATTGCTCATCGGTTTGGGTTTACCGGTACGCTTGATGATACACAAGCGCATCGGCTCATTCTTGAAGGACTATTTGGTTCCGTAGTTCGTGTGACGACAACAAAGCAATTGATGGACGAGCAACATCTAACACCGTTACAAGTGCATATGTGTGTGCTGAAATATCCACAATCGGAATGTCGGCATATACGCCGAGCCTTATATCAAGATGAAGTTGAGTATGTTGTACAGCATCCACTGCGGTTGGACATTGTTGCTCGATTGACGGCAAAAACTACTGGAAACGTATTAGTCTTGTTTAACTATGTTGAGAAACATGGAAAACCGTTATATGCTGCGATTCGTGCACAAGTACCTAATCGATCCGTGCACTTCATTTCCGGCGAAACTGATGTCGAAGATCGTGAGCGTATTCGTCAGACGGTCATAGCGAGTCATGACCATATTATTGTGGCATCATATGGAACATGTTCCACGGGCATCAATATACCCAATCTAGATACCTTGATTTTTGCATCGCCCTCTAAGTCGAAGATTCGTGTTCTGCAATCTATTGGTCGTGGGTTACGATTGGCGGATGGAAAAACTCATGCACGATTGATTGATTTTGTAGACGATCTTCGTATTGGTGCATCCGTCAACCATACGTTTCGACATGCGGAACAACGCGTCCAATACTACATGAGCGAACATTTCCCCTTTACAATGCACGAGATGTCCTTAGAAGACTGGTTTCGATGCCAGCAAATGCCTACGGATACTTAAGTTACTTAAGTTATTTGATATTCTAAATTTTAGAATACTAGATACTTAATATTATTATTTTTTTTTCTCTCTCTTTGCTCACGTTTAGTTTATCATGTATTTGTATAGTTGTCAATACTCTCGTGTTGACTTTTGTCATACGTGTAGTATAATGCTGCAATATGGAGGTGACATGTCATCCAGTGGCGAACATTACGTAGACAATAAAGCATTCTTAGCCGCATTACGCGAGTATCGCAGTGCGTGTCGTAAATCTAAGCAGACGAATCGTCGTATGCCTCCGGTACCGGAATTCATTGGCGAATGCTTTTTGCGTATTGCGACACATCTCTCCTATCGACCTAACTTCATCAACTATACCTTTCGTGAAGACATGATTTCTGACGGCGTAGAAAACTGTCTCATGTACATGCACAATTTCAATCCACGAAAGTCAAAGAACCCATTTGGGTATTTTACGTCTGTGATCTACTACGCATTTGTGCGACGTATTCAGCGCGAACGCAAGCATACCTATTTGAAATATCGTTTGATGGAAGATGCGATTATTTCGGGTGATACACATACCTCTCCTGATGGCAGTGGTCATTTTCGTGTTGACACTGAGATGCTTTCGTATGAAAATGTACAAGACTTCATTCAACGATTTGATGAATATCATGATAAACGCCGAGAACGACGTCGTGAAATGAAACAAAAGACGAGCAAGAAGAAAACACGCAAGCATAAGACGGCACTTGAATAGTCTATGGCACAAATAGCACTCATCACCGATACCCATTTTGGCGTACGTTCAGATAGCGGTGTTGTGCAAGAATGGCAGAAAAAGTTTCTTGACGAGGTGTTTTTTCCGACACTCGACAAGCATCAGATTACCCATGTCTTGCATGGCGGCGATTATGGTGACAGACGGAAGTATATCAATTTCTCGACAGCACAGTTCATTGAGCATGCGTATCGTGCACCGTTGCGGCGTCGTGGTATCACTGAACATGTCATTGTTGGCAACCACGATTGCTTTCTTCGCGAGAGTACTCACATCAACTCTATTGAAGAAGTCTATCGGCATGATGCGTCGTTAGTTATTCATAAAGACCCAACCGAAATCACCATTCACGATACGGAGATTTTGTTGTTGCCGTGGATATGTGATAGTAATCGCGATGCATCGATGCGGTATATTCGCGACTCGCGGTGTTCCGTCGTATTGGGACATTTGGAAATCAGCGGGTTTCAAATGTATCGTGGCATGCCAAACCATGAGGGACTGCAACCGGAATTGTTTGACCGGTTCTCCGTGGTCATGTCCGGACACTTTCATCATCGTTCATCGCAGGGGCCTATTCATTATCTTGGTGCTCCATACGCGATGGTGTGGAGTGACTATCGCGATCCGCGTGGGTTTCATCTGTTCGATACCGATACGCACATGTTGACGTTTATCGAAAACCCGTATAGTATGTTTGCGCGATTGGTGTATGACGACGAGCAGCAGCCGACAACGTATGTGGAGCAGACGTTGGCCAGCATTCTTTCACCATCATCTCCCTATACGAACGCGTATGTCAAAGTGGTCGTTAAGTCCAAGACGCAACCGTATTGGTTTGATTTAATCATGGATGCGTTGGCAAAAATCAATGCACAAGACGTCATGGTCGTCGATGATGTGACGGCACAGACAGAAGACGGTACGGAACTGCCAGAACATGTGTCTGCGGACATCGACACGTTGTCTTTGATGACGGATTATGTGTCTGGATTATCGGTGACATGTGATAAAATAGAACTTCAAACATATTTGCAAAACACGTATCGTGAAGCCTTGACACAGAGTCAATCCGCCCGAGTCTAACGGCATGATTATTTTTGAACGTATACGATATCAAAACTTTCTGGCGACAGGACAAGTTCCTATCGATATTCGTCTGGATCAACATGCCACCACGTTGATTATCGGTCGAAACGGTGCTGGCAAGTCTACCATGACGGAAGCAGTCTGTTTTGCGTTGTTCGGTCGCGCATTACGCAACATCAACAAGCCGACATTGGTGAATACCATCAACGCTCGCGATGCAGTTGTCGAGTTGTGGTTTCGTCATGGCGAACATGCGTACTACATCAAGCGAGGCATCAAACCAAACCTGTTTGAAATTCATCACAACAACACGCTCATTCCACAACCGGCTTCGTTAGCCGATTATCAGACGATGTTGGAAGAGCAGATTCTTGGCATGAACTATAAGAGTTTCATGCAGATCGTTGTGTTAGGTAGCGCATCGTATGTTCCGTTTATGCGACTATCGCCTGCGGCACGCCGTGAAATTGTTGAATCGTTACTTGACATTGAAATTTTCAGTGTGATGAGTGCGCTCACCAAAGAAGAACTGGCGACAGCAAAAACCGAGATCGAACAACTCACACAGCAACGAACTTTGTTGGATGAGCAGAAGCGCATGGCAGCATCGATTACCGCGCATGTCACGGACGAACATGAGCAAACCGTGACGCGGATCGAACAGCAAATTGCAGAGACGCGCACGGTGCTTCAGCGCACCACGGATCGCATTGCTGAATTGGAAGCCGTGATTCGCACTTATGATGATATTCATGCATCACACAAAGAAGCGGAACAAAAGATTGCAGAATATGAACACACGCTAAAAGCAATTGCGGCCAAAGAGAAAAAGTTGCAGAAGGAGCATGAGTTTTATCAAGAGCATGATACGTGCCCAACATGCGCTCAAACAATTACAGACGATTTCAAGCAGCAGAAGTTTACGACGTTAGCACAGAAAGTTGAAGATATTCGTGTCGCGTTGTCGCAATGTCAAACACTTCGTGCTCGCTATGAGAAACGACTGCATGAGTATGCGGAAACGCTGGTAGATGCTCATGCGTTACTCAATGAGCAACAGACGCTGACAGCACAGCGCCCATTGCATGAGCAGAGGCTGCGGCAGTTGCAGAAAGAACACACGAAGGCGCACGAACCAAAGCCTACATTGGGAATCGATGTGGAGGACATTGACCGTCGTCTGACGAATGTGCAAATCGAGCACACGCGCACCGCACAGCACAAGAGCATGCTGGATGTTGCAAATACCTTGTTGAAAGATGGTGGCATCAAGTCTCGTATCATCAACCATTATCTGCCAATCATCAACAAACAGATCAATGCGTATTTGACGGCGATGGACTTTCCGATTTACTTTACATTAGATGCTGAGTTTGCGGAGCACATGCAATCTCGCCATCGTGACGACTTTACCTATGACTCGTTCAGTGAAGGAGAAAAGAAGCGTATCGATTTGGCGTTGTTGTTGACATGGCGAGCAATTGCGAAATTGAAGAACAATGCGTCATGTAATTTGTTAGTCTTGGATGAAGTCTTTGACAGTTCGTTAGATGGTCACGGTACGGATGAGTTTCTGAAAATCATTCAAACCTTAGAGCATGCTAATGTGTTTGTGATTTCGCATAAAGATCAAATGATCGATAAATTTCATCATGTGTTGCATTTTGTGAAGGAGCGCGGTTTCTCATGTCTTCGGGCGTAATGACAATGACAGATCTATTTCCTATTGCTCGTATTCATCCTCTTTTGAATGACGACACCGTTAATCGCACGTTTGACGAAATTCTTACGATGACGGATACGGAATTTGAAGCATATGTGTCGCATATGCGGCAATCGTTTCTTGAGTATTGGGATCGAGAAAATTTACCGCCGCGCCGCGGATGGTCATGGGAAGAGATTGCGGCTGAGTTTGAACAGTTAGGTGGGTTTGACGTATCAAGAATGTGGAAGACGGATACACTGACGAACCGTCGTGTGATCCACAATACGCATGTGGGTATTGGAAGTGCTGTCAATGCGTGGCATGCGGGTAACATGTAT